AAACCAGGACCCAAGGTCGAGCCTGTTAAGGAGGCGGTTAATTCCGGCTCTAAGATAGTCGCTGCCGCACCTTCGATATCTACCGATGCGGGTGTGAAGGCTATTGTTGATGCTCGCAGGAGGGCTATCGCCGGTCCTCCTGTCCCAAAGACCTATATTGAAGCTGTCAAAGGTTTCTTCGGCTCTCAGAAAGAAACTGTTGATAATACGGGCCTTGCGGGTTACTTCTCTATCTCTTCCCATAATTTCAAAATTGTGGACCCGGCTAAGGAGCCGATCCAACCGCAACTACCCGGTTTGGATTGGTTTCAGTCGATAAAATTACGTTTCCCGTCTCGTGATTCAGATGCATTATTGAAGAGTTTCAATGTGCATTGCGTGAATTACTTGGCGTGTAACAAACCGACACGAGCCTACCTCACTGATAGTGATGAGGGAGACTCCATGCTAGCTAGACGTCTAGCATCGCTTTCACGAGTGAGGTCAGTTTGTGATTATGATTCCCCAGAGTTGGAGCAGAACTTACGCAGGTGCGTGTATGATTATGTGTGTTCTGACAACTTTTGGCATCATGTTTCCTCGAAGTCTGCCGGGCTTCAATCAGGCACCAAAGCCCAAATCTTTGGTGTTACGCGTTCAAAGGACGGTCGTTCAAGTGTGGACGGTGCCGCTTTTGGGCTCGCCTGGCAGGCTATCTGGGAGCATGTGTGTTTGGTCATTGCGGGTAAGAATCCCGAGCTAAAGATTAAGCCGTTCATCAAGGATGAACCGACCAAGGGAACCAAGATAGATGAGGGGCGTTTAAGGATTATTTCCGCCCTTGATGTCTATGAATCCGTACTCCATCTGGCGCTTTCCGATTGCCTGATCAGGGATGACGTTGATAACCATGTGCGCAAGCCGTGGGTGATCGGCGCTGATCTTGATCATGTCGATTTTGGGGAGCGTTTTTACTCTGAATTGGGGGAGAACTTCGTTGATGAGGATGAGTCAGCGAGGGATTGGAATGTTAATCAGGTTTGTGTAAATTGGCTGATTAAGTACTTCAATTCCTTGTATGGCGAAAAGTCTATCGAGGCGAAGCTTTTCCCCACAGTGTTTGGGGTTGGAGCCGTGCCCGCTTTTTATTTGGCCAATGGAAGGAAGCTAACGCAGAATTTCAAAGGTTTCTTGAAGAGTGGGTGGGCTCTGACTCTACATGTGAATTCCGTATTGACGGTCGCATATGAAATGGGGTTGCGAAGCACTCACGATAGTTCGAATTACGTCATCCCGAAGATGTTAGCGATGGGTGACGATAAGGTAGTTCGTGAGCGAAAAGGGTTCAGCCATGAAGATGTGGCTGAATACTATAAGAGCCTGGGGAAAATTGTTACACAGGGTGAGAAATCATTCTGCTCCAGAAAGCTCAAACGATTGGAAAGCGGAAGGTGGATCATGCAAAATGTGAATTTCGACAAGTCAGCTTACAATCTCGCGTCCCAAAAGACGAGGGAGGGTAAGTTGGCTGCGGCGAAGTCCATGATGCACAATTTCGTTTTCGCTGAAGGTGAAGTTCTGGCTAAGATGGTTCAGATACTGGACGCAATGGGAGTCTCTGGTGAGCTCCAGTTGTGGACAGGACAAGCCACCATAGCCAGGACCACGATGCCCGCAGGAAAGTGTCTGCCAGTGGATCTGGTTGAATGAATCGTAGGGCGAGTATTCGATTCCCCGCTAGGGGAAAAGAAGAACGACCTAATGGATCATTCAAAGTCATCTTTAAAGGGCGGCCAGCCCCAAAAGTCTGGCAAAAAGAAAAATATCCGGGCGTCAGCTGCTTACACACCTGACGACCAGAAGACCCGAATGCTTGTGAAACAAGAGCTCGGGCTCTTCAAAACAATGCCACGTGAGCTGTCGCAATTTGCGGCTAGCTTAGCCTTACCTAAGGATTATTTGGTTCCTAGGTTCGGTGGGTCGTTGGGCTCAGATCCAACGGCCGTGGCTAACCCATGGGCTCGTTTGGATGTTAGTTATCCGGAAGGATCGACTATTCCAGACGAGATGAACACGGATTATTATCCAATATTCGTGTTTAGAGATGCTCTTCGCTTTTGCATCAGGCCTTATCCGCTTGATACAGATGTGAATAGTGTCTACTATGGGGACTTTTTGTATTATC